AAGAAGTCGCCGACGAACGCGGAGCTCGCGAACGGCGACAACTGGACGCGCGTCTACGAAGTGAAGAACGTGCGGATCGTTAGGATCCGCCACAATGTTGACCTGAGCTAGGAGCGAGTTAGACTCGTGGCTATGGCCACGTTTGAACGAAAACATCAATCGACGATAGCCGGGACGCCCGTGGTGGGCGTCCCGGTCGTCAGGAGGAGACAACCAATGGCGAAGAACGCTACCAAGAAGCACGAGGGCGACGAGAGCGGGCAGTCGAAGCTCCAGGCCGAGGCAGCCGCGAAGCACGCGGAGTACTGCAAGCGGCAGGGGGTCAAACCGACCGCGCTGGACGCCGGCAAGAAGACGAAGAAGTCCAAAGAAGATTAACCATCGGGCGCGCGGCGCGGTCGCCGCGCGGTCCGACCCAACCCAACCAGGAGGCACCAGAAGATGGCGATCGACAAGGAACGAACCGACAAGCACAAGGCCGAGGACGCGAAGCGGGCCAGCAGGGCCGCCGCCAAGAACGGCAAGAGAGAGGCCGCGAAGGAAACGCCGAAGGAGGCGCACGGTGGCTCGAAGAAGAAAATTTAACTACAGGTCGGCCGGTCGGCTGCGAGAGCACCCGACTCCGATCAACCCTGTCGCGCCTGCGTCGCCACGCTCCCAGAGCCTGGCGATCAAGGCCGAGGTGGCGAACGTGAACCGCCGGCGGGGGCAGATCTCCACGAAGCCCGGAGGGGCATAACAAATGAAGCGACTACTCACACTCACTCTCGTTGCGGCCGCGCTAGGTAACTTCGGTGCGGTCGCAGTCACTCACGCCGGCCCGACCCCGACCCCGAAGGCGTTCATCACCAACCAGCCGGTCAACGGCGACGACGCGCTGATCACCATGCAGAAGCTGCTCGCGATCGCGAACGGCGGCGCCCCGATAGTGAGCGGCGGCTCGACCGCCGCCAACCAGGCGACGGTGATCACCAACCAGGGGACGCAGATCACGGCGGAGCAGGCGATCCAGGCGCTGCTCGGAGCCGGGACGCGGGTCAGCTCGGCGGCCTACGAGGCCTCGCACGTCCTCAAGGGCAGCGCGGGCAACCTCGTCTACCTCTCCGGCTACAACTCGGGCGGGGCGCAGTTCGTCCAGATCTTCAACACCGCGACGGTCCCGGCGAACGCGACCGCGCCGGCGCTGGTCATCGCGGTCGCGGCCACGTCGAACTTCAGCCTGCCGCTCCCGTACCCGGGCATCCCGTTCACGACCGGCATCTCGATCTCCAACTCCAGCACCGGCGAGACCAAGACGATCGGGGGCGCCGACTGCTACTTCACGGCGGTGGTCAAATGAGCCATGGACCTCACCGTTGAAGACGGGACGATCGTAGCAGGCGCGAACACCTACATCTCGCTCGCCGACGCGGACGCATACTTCGCCGCGCGGCTGAACAGCGGCCTCTGGGTCAACGACACCACCGCGACCGTGAAGAGCCAGGCGCTCGCGAACGCCACGAAGTTCTTGGACGAGAACATGGAGTGGCTCGGCTACCGGACCAACAGCACGCAAGTGCTCGACTGGCCGCGCGCCAGGGTTCCCAACCCGGAGCTACCGCCGATCGGGTCGACCGTCCCGTGGGCCTACGGGGCCGGAAACTTCGGCAGCCCGCCGTTCGCGGCGATGGGCGTGCAGTACTGGCCCGAGAACGTCGTGCCTCCGAGGATCTTGGACGCGGTTTGCGAGCTGGCGATCGAGATGCTCAAGCGCGACCGCACGGCGGAGTGGGGCGCGCTAGGCGTGAGCCACATCGGGCTCGGGTCCGGCGCGCTGGACGTCACCTTCGAGGGGAACGCGCAGGCGACGCAAGTGATCGTCCCCGACCGGATCGCCGACATCTTGCTCCCGTACGGGTCCGCCGTCACCAGCCGCGTGAGCGCGCGGGTGAGGAGGGGCTGAGATGAACCTGGCGAACATCGCCGACACCGCCTTCAACGTGGCCGCCGGCCTCGGCGCGACCGAGACCTGCGTCGTCCACCTAGGCAAGACGCAGACCTACGACTTCGACACCGACAAGAACACCCCTAGCGCAGGGAGCGACGTGACGCTGGTCGGGATTTTCTACGCCGAGGAGGAGGACCAAGGCGTCGAGCTGACCGCGCAGATGGCGAACTTCCTGATCAGGGGCCGCGACGTGCCCTCCCAGGTGCGCGAGCAGGACACCCTGACCAGGAGCAAGGACTCGACCGTCTGGCAGATCTGGAGGGTCGACTACGTCCCGACGGACACGGTCTGCACGCTCAGGCTGAGGAAGTGACGCCATGGGAGCGACCAACATCATGGAGTTCAAGGCGGACCTGGCGGCCTTCGCCAAGAAGATAGACGCCGAGAAGAACGTCGTCGTGGCCAAGGTCTCCCTGGACTTGTGGACAGAGATCACCACGCGCACCCCGGTCCTGACCGGGCGGGCGCGGGCGAACTGGTTCCTGACGCAGGGCGCCCCGAGCACCCGGGTCGACCTGTACCCGGGCGCGAAGCCCGGCGAGATCGCGGCGCCGACGCCCCCGGACGTCAGCCAGATCACCGGGGACCAGCCCGTCTTCATCGTCAACAACCTGCCCTACATCCAGGCCCTCGAGGACGGCCACAGCCGGAAGGCGCCCGCCGGGATGGTCGCCGTGTCGATCCAGGACCAGGAGGCCGCGATCGAGGCCGGCCTGAACACCGAGGAACCCAACACCTACTTCCAGAACGCCGGCCAGTTCGAGGCGCCGACCCCATGAGCCTGTCCGCAGCCAGAGCCACGATCGCGACCGCGCTGAAGGACGGATACAGCGGCGACCCGCCGATCTTCGCCGAGAACACGCAGACCCCGCAGAGCGCGACCCAGGGCAAGGAGTGGGCGCGGTGGAGCGTCCGCCTGGCGACCGCCTACGACGCCGACGTGTCCGCCATCTTCGAGCGCGTCATCGGCACGCTCTACTTCCAGCACTTCCACGCCGAGGCCCTCGGTACGAAGGAGGCCTACGACTTCGCCGACAAGGTCGGCGCGATCTTCAACAGCAAGTCCTTCGCGCACGCGTCGCCCGCGGTGGGCCTGGTGATCTTCCAGCGGGCGGTGTGCGTCTTCGCCGGCGAGTCCGGAGGCTGGTCGCAGCACAACGTCACCATCGCGTTCCGCTCGGACGCCAAAGCACTCAACGCGACCTGAGGAAACTTTTAACTTGCGCACCACCACAAACCGGCTTACAAGCCGCCCAGTCGAACCCCAAACCCCAGAACAAGGAGCTCAACCATGGCATTTGCCGATAGCAGCCGCACGAGGCTCGTCTTCCTAACAGAATCCTCTTTCGCAGAGGACCCCGCGACGAACCCAACCACGCAACTTCTGCGTTTCAAGTCCGAGACGCTCAAACACAACAACGTCACCGTCATCAGCGAGGAGATCCGCGCCGACCGACAGCGCAGCGACCTCATCCTGGTGGGGTTCGACACGGCGGGAGACGCCGTGTTCGAGCTGTCCTACGGGAACTTCGACTGGCTCTTCGAGGCCGCGCTCTGCGGCACCTGGACGAGCGACGTGCTCACCAACGGCGTGACCAACCGGAGCCTCCTGATCGAGAAGGGCTTCCTGGACGTCGGGCAGTACATCCAATTCCGCGGCAGCGTGATCAACACGCTGGCGATCGACGCGACCTCGCGGCGAATCGTCCAGCTGACCGCCGGCATCATGGGCTCGCAGGCCTTCGCCGGAGGCACCAGCGTGGCCGGGACGACCACCCCGACCGACCCCGGCGACACCGAGGTCATCGCGTCCGGGACGGACATCACCTTCCAGGCGGTGGGCGGAGGCGGCGCAGTCGAGCTGGACGGCGTGTCCTCAAAAGAGGTCAAGCTGACCGTCAACAACAACTGCCGGATCCGCGACGTCGTCACCCAGCCGCAGACCGAGGACCTCGGCCGCGGCGTGATGGACATCACCGGGTCGCTCAACGCGTACTTCGAGGACCTGGTCGCCTACAATGCCTTCCTCGCGAACGGATTTTGCCAGCTAGCCTTCACCTTCGCAGACCCGACCACTCCGGCCGGGAACACCTACAGGTTCACCCTCCCGAGGATCAAACTGCCGGACGCCAACCCGAACATCGGCGGCGTCGACGCGGACGTGATGCAGCCGATCTCGTTCCGGGCGCTCGACGACCCGGACGTCGGATACACTCTCAAAATTGAGCGCGGCGTCACCCTGTAGGGTCGACCTCGGCGGCGTGGACGAGAAGATCCGCGCGCTTACCGACGACCAGCTACGAGCCAGGCTGACCTGGCTCGACCGCCACACGGACGACGGCCTCGAGTACCTCGCCAAGACCTTGCTCCGGCTCGCCCTGCACTCCGAGGCCGACCGGCGCCGCCTTGCATTTCCCGCTTGACCCGGCCCTGGACGACGATAAGGTCGCGCCATGAAACTGACGGACTTGACGAACGAAACCGAGGGGGCGAGCGAGGGCAAGTGGTTCGACTTCACCTTCTCAGACGGTAAGACCCAGAGCCTGAAGCTGGCGTCCTCCTCCAGCCAGGAGTACCAGAACTTCGCGGCCCAGCGGTGGAACGCCGCCAGGCGCGGACGGCAGAACGTGCCGCCGATGGCCGCCCTGAGGATAGTCTGCGACGGCATCGTCAAGCACCTGCTCAAGGACTGGAAGGGCGACGCGATCACGGAGGACGACGGCGCGACGCCGGCGCCCTTCAACGAGAAGAACGTGCGCGCGGTCATCGAGGGCAAGTCCCTCGACGCGTCCGCGCTCAGGGACTTCATCATCGAGCAGGCCGGGACCGCGTTCAACTTCTGCAGGACGAACGAGTTCGAGCCTGATGCCACGGGCAAGTTGGTGCCAGTCAAAAACCTGAACGGCGAAGCATTGGAGTCGGCCAGTCCAGCCGACCAGGTCAAAAGCCGCGCTGAGGTGGCACCTGGAGTGGTCGAGGCACCTCCCGCACCTGCGGGAGCTTGAGGCCTCGGGCCGGCACGTCAAGGCGCTCGACCGGCAGCCGTACCTCGAGCCCGACCTGTCCAAGCTGCTGACCACCTTCCTCACGCTGTCGAGGACGCGGGCGAACTCCGACGCGATGAGCGGCCAGCAAGCCAGGCTGAGCCTGACCGACATCCGCACCGGCTGGGAGGCCTACAGGTGGAAGTCCTTCGGGATGCCGTTCGACGAGTTCCTCGACCTCATGCTCGCGCTCGACGCCGAGTACCTCGACTACTGGGGCGCGGCCACCGAGCGCAGCTCCGAGATCGGGCGCAAGACTAAAACTTGAGCTGGGGCTGATCGTGACGTAAGGGTGCTCCCGCAATGCCCTCCGTCTCGAACATCGCCACGCTGGGGGTTGTCATCCCGCCGGTCCAGGGCGGCCAGGACGTCGTCACCATCCTCAAGGACATCGACAAGCAGGCGACCGCCGCGGCCTTGTCGCTCGACAAGCTGACGGCCAAGAGCTCCGCGATGGGGACGGCGGCGACCGCCCCGGTCAAGCAGTACGCCAGCGCCCAGAAAGATTTGCAAGGCGCGCTCGCCGCGACGGGCGGCGCGCTCGGGAACCTGGAGGGCTCGTTCGCGCGCAACGCGAGCGGACTCGGCCTCCTGCTCCGGTCGATCGGCCCGATGGGCGGCGCCGCCTCTGTCATGGCCGAGCGGATCGAGCGCGGCGCCCTGGCGATCGACAACATGGCCGCGCGGTCGAAGGCCGCCCTGCCCCAGCAGGACCTCCTCAACAAGCTGTGGAGGGACGGGGCGATCGCGCTCCCGACCCTGGCGTCCGCGCACGAGCGGCTCTCCCTCGCGCAGCAGAACCTGACGAAGGCGGAGGGCTCCTACATGCAGGTCCTGACCTACACGACCAACCTGCAGCAGAAGTCGGCCGTCGGCGCCAACGTCCAGTCGCAGGCCGCGCAGCTCCTGACCTCGCGGAGGCAGCAGCTGGCCGCGGCGTCGCAAGAGGCTAGCGCGGCGCAGAACGTCATGAACGCGGCGGAGTCCGCCGGCGCCGGCGCCATGCTGAGCGTCGGCCAGGTGGTCATCGGGGTCATCGCCGGCGTGATAGCCCTCGCGACCGCGATCAAGCTGGTGACGTCGGCCTGGGACCTGTTCACCTCCTCGCTGTCCTCGGGGGCGCAGCTGGAACTCACCCGGCAGCGGTTCGAGAACATGATCCAGAACACGGCGGCCGCCAACCAGCTCTTCGAGCAGCTCCGCGACATCTCCACCGGGAGTGGAGGCTTCTTCAGCACCGAGACGCTCTCCCGGATCACCGGCCAGCTCTACACGCTCGGGACGGGGTTCGAGGACCTCCTCCCGCTCGCGAAGGGCTTCACCGAGATCGCCTCGCAGCAGAGCGTCCCGATCGAGCAGATCCAGTCCGCCTACCTCGGCCTGATCGACACCCTCAAGCAGGTCCGCGAGACCGGCAGCGGGATCCAGACCAGGCAGCTGACGGCGTGGGCGCGGGAGGGAATCCCGATCGTCGACATGCTGACGCAGTCGATGGGGAAGTCCGAGACCCAGATCAGGAACCTCTTCGCGGCCGGCCAGATCGGCACGAAGGAGATCCGCGACGCCTTCGAGCTGTTCGGCCAGCAGTCCGACTCCATGGAGCGCAACGCCGGGACGGCGCTGGGGCTGATCGGCCAGATCAGCGAGCACTGGAAGGACGTGAAGGAGGCCTTCGGCGAGCCGGTCGTGGTTGCGCTCGAGCCCATCCTGCGGGAGATCCTCCCCTTCGAGGAGACGGCGGAGGACAAGGCCCGAGCGCTCGGCCGGGCGGTCGCCGACCTGATCAACCAGATCGGCAACGCGGCGCGCGGCGGGCACCTCTGGGACGGGATAACCATCGGGCTGGAGATCGCGGCCATGGAGGCGGCCAACTCCGCGTCCAGGATCTTGATCGACGGGTTCAAGTTCATCGGCAAGTACATCGGCGAGCACTTCGTGGAGTGGATCCGCGGCTCGCTGAAGTGGGCGAACTTGTTCGCCGAGCTGGCCACTGGCAACCTCACGGGCCTGGCCGGCGTGGTGGTGTCGAAGGTCGCCGAGGGCCAGGCGACGGCCGCGCCCGGCGCGCCCTGGAAGCCCTTCTCCGACGACCAGCTGGCGGCCCTGCGCGCCCAGATGCAGGGCTTCTTCTACGATCCGCTTCGCGAAGCCTTCCTGAGGGCGATACCCGACAGCTTCGACGACCCCAGGACGATCCAGGCCTTCAGCGACAGCATCGTCGGCGCGGTCGACGACAACAAGTTCGGCGACGCCCTGAAGTCCCAGTTCACCGACGCGATGAGCAAGTCCGTCCCGCCGGCGTTCGAGGGGCAGGTCTCGCTCGCGCTCGGCCCGGCGGCCGCCCCGGCGGCGGTCGACCGAAGCGTGGCCACGGCCGGCGACCAGGTCCAGGTGTTCAACGCGCAGATGAAGGCCTACGACGAGTCCGTCGAGGCGGGAGACGCGGCGTCGAAGGGGCTGACGAAGAGCCTCGGCGGCCTGGGCGAGCAGTTCGTCGACGTGCGGATGAAGACCAAGGACACCGACCAGGCGTTCCGGGTCGACGCGGCGGCCATCCACGAACTCGACAACGCGATCCTGAAGATCCAGGGCGCGCCCGCGCTGGAGACGCTCAGGGCGACCATGGAGAAGCTGCACGGCACGGTCGGCAGCCTGCAGGACCCGATCGGCCACCTCGGCGACCTGCTGAAGCGCGCCCAAGCGGCGGGCGCCACCCCGCTCGACCAGGCGCTGATCACGCTCGACGCGCACCTGCGCGACCTGGCGATCCAGGCCGAGAGCGTGACGACCCACACCGGGCTGATGCGGACCTCGTTGAACGGCATCATCGCCGAGATTAACAAGAGCCAGGAGCCCAACGCGCACCTGCAGGCGTTCATCGACGCCCTGCCGGAGGGAGCGGACAAGGACGCGCAAGCCATCGTCAGGTGGGCGGTCGCGTACCGCCAGCTCCAGCTCGCGGCGTCGGACGCCGAGCTGCGGATGAAGGCGGGGATCGCGACCTTCGGCGAGTCTTTCACGGCCGGGCTGAACAAGTGGGTGGACGCGATGGGGACGGCGGACGAGCAGATCTCGAAGATGGCCGGCCACATGGCGGACGTGCTGACCAACGACATCTCCAAGGGGCTCAACGACATCATCGACGGCACGGTCGGCGTCGCGGCCGGGTTCAGGGCCATGACTGTCTCGATCCTCCGGGACCTGTCGCAGCTCATCCTCAAGACGGCGATCGAGATCGAGGTGACGGCCGCGCTGAAGGCGCTGCTCGGCGGCGTCAGCGGCGGCGTCGG